TCTGCGCCGACGGCTGGCCGCTCGGAATGACTTGGCCGCGGTCGCTCACGCCCATGCTGGCCGGGGTCGGCAGCGTGACGGTCTGGGCGATGGCGATGCCGGCGGCAAGGATGCCGGCGGCAGCGAGGACGAGGTAACGCTTCTTCATGGTTTTCTCCGTTCTGAAAGGTTAGGCACCCGCCGCGAAGATGCCCATCGAGGTGATGGTCACAGCGGTGGCGGAAGTGAAGACGACGTTGAACATGCGCGTCACGTTCTGGGCGATGGTCATCGTGCCCGTCAGCGTCACCGAACCGTCCGCCGCGGTGATGGTCGCGCCGGTGGCGTTCGTGTTGCGGATGAATAGCTGGTAGCAATGGCCGACCTGACAGTTGGGGATGTCGCCAAACATCTGGGTGGCCGTGCGGGTGGTCAGCGTCGCGTTGGAGCCGGTGTTCGTGTAGTTCACGACGTAGGCGCCGGTGATGTCGCCGGCGGCGAAAGTCGCGGCAGAACCGCTGACGATCTTGGACGGGGGAAGCGTGATCGTCTGACCGCTCTCCGTGCCCACCATGGTGATGGTCGACGCGGCGGTGTAGGTCACCAGATACTCGACCCACGTATTCTTCGAGACGATGGTCAGGCCCGAGACAGTGACGCCGGTGCCACCGGTGATCGTGATCGTGCCGTCGGTGTTGTTCCGGTACGGTAGATGAAGGACTGACCGATGTTGGCGTTCGGCAGCGCCGCGATGATGTTGTCCGCGGTGTCCGTGGTGTCGGTGAACGCCGTGTTGGACTGCGAGCCCGTGCGCGTGGTGACCGCGCCCGCGATGCCCGCGGCGGTGATCGTGCCGGCGCCGACGGTCGAGAGAGTGGTCGAAGCCAGAAGGTTGGTCGAGGTCAGCGGAACCACCGAAACGCCCACCATGGTGGCTGCCGTGGCGCTCGTCATGGTCAGCAGGAACATGCCGGCCGAGTTGGGCGGAATGATCGTCTGGCCCGACAGGACCACGCCCGTGCCACCCGCCAGGGTCTCGGCGAAGGCCACCGTGTTCTTGATGTAGACGAACCACGAGGTCGGGTACGGCTGATCCGAACCGAGGGCGGTGGCGATCTGGGCCGCCGTGGCCGTCGTGTCGGTGTAGGCCGCAACCGAACCGGAGCGCGTGATAACGCCGCCCAGAAGGGCTGCAGCCGTAAGCGTGCCAGCGCCAGCCGTCGTGATGGCGGTGTTGGCAGGCTCCGACCGGCCCTGAATGCCCATGTACTGCGCAAGGTTGGCCAGCGTGGTGCCCGAAGACTGCGGGCCCGCCATCACCGGCACGATCATGTTCGCGCTCAGGACATTGGCGTCGAGAACCTTCAAGCCGGGTACAGGAGTGAGAGCCATGGGAACCTCGTTAAATGACTTGGAGGGAGATCGACGTCGCGGCCTGCCCGGTCGTCGAGATGCGATACTTGATGGCGATGTTCGTGTTCGTGCCGTAGACGGTGCAGTTGATGCGATAAAGCATCGCCGCCTCGGGGTCGCCGAAAGCCAACGAGATCGGCGTGCCCGTGGAGGAGCCGTCACCCACGAACTGGGCGATGAAGCCAGCGCCGCCGGAATTGCAGAGAACCCAAGTCGAGCCGCCATCGAAGCTGCGCTCGAGGTTCACCGTGGCGTTGAACAGGACGCCGGCGCCCGTGAAGGTCGAGGCAACCGCCCCCGTCGTCACGATGGCGTTGCCGGTCGGCCGAAACTCGAACAGGAAATTGTCGACGTCGCCGGTCAGTCCTGTCGGGGCGTTCGATGTCGTCAGCGTGCGCGCCGTCTCGTCGTAACCGGTCACCGTGGTGCCGCTGGCGAAATACGGGCTCACAATCGTGGCGCCGTTCAGCGTCGCGAGGGTTGTAGGGACCGAGCCGACGGGGCCCATCTGGATGCCGGTCAGGCCCGGGCGGAGCGTACCGTTCCAGTATTGCGGCATCAGCGCCAGAGTGACGTTGGTGCCGCTCAGAGCACCGATGGTCGCGCCGTAGGGAGCGTTCGCACTCTTGATCGCCGCGCCCGCCGCAAGTCCGGTGGCACTGTTAACCGTGGCCGACAAGGACCCGGCAGTGGTCGTCAGTGTCGCCGTCCGCTCCGCGTACAGGACGAAGTTCATCGCCCCGTAAACCGAGAACGCATCGCCTGGACCGACAGCGGCAATCGTTCCCGACACCACCGAGGTGGCCTTGTCAGCGGCTACCTTGTTGGAGCCGCTGACGCCGGGGAGTGACGGGATACCCACGTGTTACTGCGCCCCCTGCAGAGCGTTGGTCTTGGCCTTGCGGGCAATCGTGCCCAGCACGGCGACTTCCGGCTGCGTCGGGTCGTTGCTCACCGCGAGGCCGTCGTCGGACGGCGCCTCGGCGGCAACAGTCGACCGCTTCGGCGGATCGCCGCGGACCACAAGGCCGGCGGCGGTCACATGAAGCGGGCGGTTGTCGGCGGTCGGGATCAGGATGGTCTGGCCACCCGTGGTCTCGCGCCATGCGTTGAAGATCGCCTTGCCCGTGTCGTCGAGCGGCACCATCGCGTCGTTCGGAACGCCGGTGTAGGCGATTTCGGTCGGCAGCGCCGGCCCCTTCGAGTCGCGCTTGTAGAACGGCTCGATCATGCGCTCGCTGATGTAGGTCTTGGCGATCAGCCGGTACTTCGGCCATTCCGCCTGCGGACGCGCCCGGGCTTCGGCCAGAAGGTCGACGAGGCGGTTCTGTGCCTCCTCGCGCTTCTGGATTTCCGCCGGAGACAGCGGCTTGTTCCGCGCCCCCTGGTTGTTGAGCGCCTGCAGGTTGACCGTCAGCTTCTCGAGGATGCCGCCGAGGGCGTCCGCGGGATTGCCGTTGGTCGGAACCGGAGCGCCGGCAGCCATAGCGGCCAGACGGGCCTCGAGGCCCGCCATCTGCTCGGCAACGGCCTTGGCGACCGCTTCCGCAAACGCCGGCGTGTCGATGACCTTCTTGCGAGGCATGTGCGCTCCCCTTAGCCGGCCACGGTGAAGTTGGACGCGGCGTACTTGTTGAACTGGACGCTCGGACCCATCGTGACCAGCGCGTAGGCGACAGTGCCGCCGGTGAAGGTCGAAGATGGGACGAACGCCAGCCGCAGGAAGCGCGGGTTGAAGCCATCCGGGAACTCGAACGGCCACTTGGTGCGGCCGAAGAAGGCGCCGGCGGTCAACTGGGCGATGGTCATCGCCGCGGTCTGGTTGAACACCTGATAGGTGCTCGGGTTGCCGGTGCCGTCGTCGATGGCGCCCTGGAACTGCATCGTGAGCGTGCCGGAGCCGCTGAAGGCGGTGCCGACGGCGCAGATCAGTTCGGGAACCACGATGCCCGCGCCACCCGGGTCCTGCCCGAACAGCGACGCGCGCCCGATGATGACGTTGCCGGTCGACGGGGTCACGCCAACGCCAACGCCTAGAAGGTCGATGACATTGGAATAGACCGTCGCGTTGGTGACCGCGAGGTTGCTGCTCGGCGGCAGAAAGTTGACGAGCTGGTCGGTGATCATGGTCTCTCCTTACGAGACAGCGGTTTCGGTGTTGAGAAGCTGGTCGCAGACCTTCACCGGAATGTCGCGGAAACCCATGACGGGCATGCCCGCATAGTCCTTGATGCTCAGCAGGACGTTGCGGTCACGGATCGCCTGGATGTCCATCGCGTGACGGACGGTGCGGTTGCAGTAGAACACCGGGCGGACGCCGTAGTCGTCCATCGGCGCGTCGGTCTTGACGATGCCCGACGTGGTGCGGGTGAGCTTCGGGAACAGCAGAAGCATCTGGCCCATCGCCACGAACAGGTCCGGCGGGGTGGCGCCGAACAGGCCGACCGAACCGGTCGTCGTGTCGAGGTTGGCGTAGCGGACGGCGTAGCGCCAGTCCTTCGGGCAGAGACCCGCCTGCTGGCGGAACCACGAGGTGTAGGCCTCGAAGCGATTGCCGACCGAGTCGAAGCCCGGGGTCACGTCGCCCTTGTCTTCCATGTCGAGGCCGGCCTTCGAGCCTTCCGGGAACACGCCAAAGATGCTCTCCGGGCTCCAGCCGATCAGCCACATGGAGGCATTCGACGAACTGGAACCGCCACCCGAGATGACGTTCGCGGCGTTCTGCGCGCTCGACGTCGAGGTCGTGTTGTAGAACGGAGCGAAGCCCATGAACTCGATGGGGTTCTGCGCGACGTTGCCGTAGAAGAACGTCTGCACGATGGTCTGCGACATGCCCTCGAGGAAGGCGGCGTCTTCCGACTCGCGGAAGCGCTGGAGGTCGCCCGAGTGCTCGCCAAGAGCGCGGTCGACCTGGGAGTAGTCTTCCAGCATGCCCATGTCGATGCGGGCCTTCGCCGTGGTCGACTTCGAGTAGGGCACGCCCATGTTGTACGAGCGCCAGCTACCCGCCGGGATGGAGGTGCGGAAGACGAACTCGTGGGTCGTGCGGCCATTGGCCTTCACCCACGGGATGTCGTCATAGAAATCGTTGCACTGCGAAAGCATCTCCGCGATGACCGGAATCTTGCCTTCCGGATCGAGGCGGGATGCAACGTCCACCATGGTGGGCCACGCGCCAGTCGCCATTTCAGTCTCTCCTCTGGAAAATCATCGCCCTTAACTGCGATTGTTGGGTGAAGTCGGATTGTCGTAGAGCATCGAACGCTTGCTGCCGTTCGGCGCCCTCCCGCCCGGAGCCGGGCCGATGTTGGCCGGCGGCAGGGGCGCCTCGTCCAGGTAGCGCGCCGCGTTGTGCAGAATGCGCCACAACACCGGGTGGTCTCCCGCCCCGGTGATCCGGAAGAACTCGTTCGCTTCCTTCGCTTGCCGGTCGTACTCCGGCGTGCCGGGCTTGTGGCTCGACACCAGAAGATCGCGCATACGAGCTACGGCCTTCGACGACGTTTCGAAGCCGGCTCCCCCGAACTCCTCGTCGCCCTTGATCTGCTTCTGCCACTCGCGGCGGGTATCGTTGAAAACCCTGTGCTGGTCGTCGCCAATCTTCTCGACGATGCGGTTCACTTCGGCGACGTGGAAGTCGACAAGCGGCTGCACGTTGCTCGGGTCCTGACGGAACCCGTCGAGCACACCCGTGAACTGGGTCTTGAGATCGTCGGCGAGGTTGAAGCCCTCGGGCAGTTCGAACTTGTATTCGACCGGCTCGAGCTTCGGCGGTTCCGCCGGCTTTTCCTCCGGCTTGGGCGCGTCTTCCGGCTTGGCGTCGACCGGCTTGTCAGCGGGCTTCTCGCCTTCCTTCGGCGCGTCGGCCGGCTTTTCCTCCGCCTTTACTTCGGCGGGGGCAGCCTCGGCTGGCTTCTTGTCGCCCTCTGGCTTCGGCTCCTCAAGCGTCGCGCTTTCCAGGAGAGACGCGGTCTCGGCGACAGTCGGTGCCTTTTCGGCAGCGGGAGCTTCCGCGGCCGCAGTTTCGGCGGCGACTACCGGCTGCTCGGCCGGCGCGGACTCAGCGGCAACGACGGGCGCGGCTTCTGCCGGCGCCTGCTCGAGCGGCACCGCGCCCGTCTGCGGCGCAACAACCTGCGGCTCGTCGGCGGGCCCGGCCATCAGACTTCAACCTTCTGGAAACGGGGGTCGTTCTCGATCAGCATTTGCATGACGGGGGCCGGGGCCTTGGCGTGCCACGTGTGATACAGGCGCTGGCCCGTATCCTGGCGGCCCAGTTCGAACCACGTAGCGTTCGGGTCCGGAAAGCCCACGGGCGAAGCGGCAAAGGTCGGCTCGAATGCGTGGCAATCCTTGAGGATGCTCCACATGAAGCGGCGCCCGGCCTCGCTCAAAACCATCTGGTGGAAGAACTCTCGGTCCTCCCGCTCCATGCGCTGCTGGCGCTTCTTCTGCGTCTCGTGCCGCTTGGCATTCACCGCGGCGCCGACCAGCGGCTCCGCCTGTTCGCCTTCGGCCACGTCGCTCACTGCAGCACCGCGCCGGCGGGGAGAATGAGGCCCGACGTCCGAACCTGGACCTGCCGGTTCTCCGGCTCGTACTTCGGCGTGCCCGGCAGGATCGGCCCGCGAACGCCGGTCGCCTGATCCTTCATCTGCTGCGCGGCCTTGAGCATCATCCGCATGTTCTCGGCGCACAGGTTGAACATCCGGCCACGGGTGCGGAAACGCAGCCAGTCGCCGCACTTCTTGTGGCAGTCGGCGGCGTACTGGCCGATCTTCAGCCAGCGATAGTCGTCGCGCCACATGGCGGCCTGCCGGCACGCGCCCTCAATGAGCATCAGGTGCTCGCGGAGCTTCACGTATCGCTGTCCGGTGATTCTGTTCTGCTGGAGGGCCAGCGCCTCGCAATGCTCCGCGGCTTCACGAAAGGACGTGATCAGTCTGTCGAAGATGTCGGTTTCGCGGAGATCGCTCACGCACAAGACTATGCGTGTGACGTGAAATCCCCACAACGGGCTGTATGCTCAGCGAATTTCAGATACTATAATGGCGCGTCACTGAGGCGGGGGATTAATGCCCGATATCGGCAAAGACGACAAATTGCTGAACCGGAAAGAGGCCGTCAGGTACTTGCAGGACCGGGGGATCAAAATATCGCCCGGCCATCTGGCCAACCTGAATGCCAACAACAACGCCGGCGGCGGCCCGAGCTTCTACAAGGATGGCCCGCGGCCCGTTTACAGCGTGACCGACCTGGAACTCTGGCGCCGGAACCGGCTGCGGCGGGTCGAGTAGCCCAAACAGAAACGGCCCCGGATTGGGGCCGGGGCCGTCCTGACAGGGAAGAAACGACATACCAAGAGGTTGGGGACCTTCAAGGCCCGCCCACTATACGCCCATTTCCCGAAAAGGAATAGCCGGGGCTCACGAAGTCCCCGGCCCTCATCGACAAGCCGGGTGACAGCGTCCCGGCTTGCCCCCTCTAACTTGTGGGCACCGCGGGTTTGCGTCTCCAATACTCGCGACGCCGACCGCCTTCGGAATCGTGAACGCGAAGCGGGTCCTTCAAATCGCCCGGCTTCCACTTTTGCGCGGGGTCAACATCGGTTTTGGGCTCGCCTTTCTCATCCAGCCAAGCCTCGCCTTGGCTTTCCCATTCGTCGTCATCGTCTTCGAACTTTTTGACGTCGCCTTTTTTGGCGACCTCCTCGCCCCGGGCTTTCTTAGAAGCGGGCGCATCATACAGCTTCTCGCGACGTGACATTTCAACCTCCCGGATATGCGCCCGGGCCGAGAATGGCGTCAAGCGCGGTGCCGTTTGGCAGCTTCGTCTGGCTCAAGGTCTTGGCGGCGCTTACGGCCTCCTTCGTCGCCGGGACGATCTGCGCCTCCTTCTGGCTCTGCTCGAGCGCTTCGGCGCGAGCTTGGTCGTGCTGCTCCACCTCGTCGTCGGTGTAGAGGACGTCCTGCTTCATGTGCGTGGCCTTGGCCAGCGCCTTGGTCCATGCGTCGAGATCGACGCGGCGCAGCGGGTCCGGCAGCGACGCGGCCTTCGCGGCGGCCGACGCCCCACCCATCGACGTGAGGAAGTCCTTCAGCGCCACGGCCTCCGCGCTCTCCTGGGCCATTCTCATAATCGACTGGTACTCGACCTTGAGCGGCATGCCCTGCAGCGAGGGCGGCATGGGCTTGAGCATCCCGCGGCGGCGCATGATTTCCATCGTCCGCATGATGGCCGGGCCGGCAAATTCGGTCTCGAACAGTTCGATGAACGGGCCCAACTGCTGCAGGCGCTCCAGGTCGCGCTTGGTCAGTTCCAGTTCGTTGCGGGGCTGCACGCCCTCCATGCGGGTGATCGCGAGGAACACGTCGACGAACAGGCACGACTGGATGCGGGCCACGACCTTGTCGATGTCGGCGGTGATGCCCTGCAGCCACACGGCATTCGGCTCGAACAGAGGCCAAAAGCCCTTCTTGCCGCCGGCGGTGTTCATGTAGGTGATGGTGGCGGGAATGATCGACGCCGGCTCGTTCTTCAGTTCCGGATCGGCACCCATCGGCGGCCGGACGCCCTTCTCGATGAACTCGGCCTTGCGGATTTCCTCAAGCTGGACCTGCTTGGCGTCGCCCAGCGCGTCCATGCACGGGGACCGGCCGTAGGGCTCGTTGCTCACCGTCGACCAGCGCGCCGACATGAACGGCTTCTCCCGGAAGCCCCGGACCGACAGCGGCTGCGCGTTCTTCTGCCCGCGGAGCCAGAAGACCTCACGGTAGGTGAATAGATGCGACAGCACCTTGACCCGCTTGTTGCCCGAGCGCGATGCAAGATCGAAGTTGGGCTCGATGGCGTGGCAGACCACGACCTCCTGATCAATCGAGCCGCCGCCCGAGCGCCACAACTCCTGAATCTCCCGCGGGCAGTTCTCGATGCCGAACATCTCGACGACCTGCAGGATCGTCAGCGTGAACTCGCGATAGAGCGTGTCGTTGGTGAAGCGGGCACCGACCCCGAGATAGTATTCGCCCGGGCACGGCAGGTACGCCCGGATCACCGTCTGCTCGTCCTCGTAGATGATCATCGGCGACGTGCCGAACACCACCACGTCCTGACACAACTGCGCGGCTTGCGTGTAGAAATTGCTCTGGTGGAACACGACGTCCACCCGCATTGCTGTGTCCTCGAGCCACGCCTTGCCGGCCTCGTCGAGATTGTCGTTCGGCAGCGCCAGCGAAAATGAGAACCATCGCCGCGATGGCGACATGAGCCCGGTCCAGATGCCAGCGGCGCACACGCGCACAGCCTGCAGCGGATAGGAGTCGATGATCTGGTCGTTGACCGGGTAGCCCCGGATCATTCGGTTGGCGACGATGTAGAGCCACTGCCACCGCCTGGGGAGGAACATGCTGGCCAGTTGCTGCCAGTGCAGCAGCCAAGACCAGCGCCATGTCCGGAGCGCCGCGCGCCGCGACTCGACGTGGGTGTAGAGCAGGCCCCACCAGTCCGGTTCCTTCTTCGGCTTGTCGCTGGGGATCGGGTCCATCTGCGACAGCAGCGGAGCGCCCATCGTGTCAATGTGCGACTTGCCGTTTGGCTGTGAGGCGTCGAGGGGCATTACTCGTCCTTCTCGGTGACGTACCGACCGTCCTCGCGCTTGCGCAGCTTGTAGCCGAGCTTCGCGTCCTCATCGACGGCCGTCTGGAATGTGGGGTGCTTCTTGCCCTTCAGCATCACGCCGGTGCGGGGATCGCGAGACGGCCAGTGGCCCTTGTTCTCGCCCTCCGCTTCCTGCGGCCCAAGGCCCGCTTCTTTCGCGGTGTCGTAATCGTAGTCGTCGCCCTCCGGGTCGAACTTCTTCTTCGGCGAGCGAGCGTTGTCGTAGAGTTTGGCGCGGTCGATCACGATGTGGGTTTCTCCGCCTGCTTCGGTCGCCAGTAAGTCTTTTCCTTAGTCTCCGAATCTTCATCCCAGTGATCGTAATCGCCGCCCCGGTCGTAGTGCTCCTTGCGGTACTTCGGGAGCGCGTCGTCCGGAACTATTGCCCACTCCTTGCGTGGGTCGACGTTCTCAAACTTATGGCCGTCGACCTCCTTGTCCGGACGCTTTTTGAAGGGCGCCTTGCGCTCCTCATCCGTCAGCAGCCGTTCCCCCCACTTTTTGCCGCCGCTGTAACGCTTGTGGTCGGCGTCTGTTGCCTTGTTGCCCTTCGCCCGGCGCTCATTGATTGAGTCGTCGTCCTCATCGACCTCCGACCGAGACGAGCGCGGGTGGTCATATAATTTGGCGCGGTCGGCCATTTAGGCGGCGCCGGAAAGCTGCTGCTTGGCCAAATCAGGTTGCGCCGCGCCTTGGGGTCCGCTCACCAGCGTGCCGCTGAAGCCGCCGCCCGTTGCGCCGGCCGCTGCCGCGCGAACCGCCTGCCCGGCCGCCTGCACGCCACTCGAGGCGACGCTGATCGGCGGCGGAGGCGGCGGTGGATTTGAAATCGACGGAAGCGACGCAGGAGCGGCCTCGCCACCCCCAAAAATACTGCGGACAAACGACATGCCTATCTCCCTTGATGCAGGACGTGGCCTTCCTGCTGGGTGACCATGAACTTCTGGATCGCCTGTCCCTTGAAGGGCAAGCGGCTGGCGACCTCGACGGCCGGGCGGTTGCAGAACGGGGAACTGAAATCGGTGAGGCGCGTCACCACCACCAGCTTGGGGTCGGGCGTCGGCTCGACGCCGGTGTAGCCCTCGAACGTCACTTGCCGATCCCGAACAGGAGCGCCAGACCCGCGCACGCTCCGGCGGCAATCGACAGCGCCATCAGGAGCCGGAGGGTGAATTGCGACGCCGGCACCATCTCGGCGGCATAGGCGAGGTAGCAAATCCCCGCCGTCACAATCGACAGGTACATCGCGGTGCGGTTCCCCAGCACCAGCGCGGCCACAAAGACCATCAGCAGGTACAGGGCGGAATTGACCACGAGGCCGAAAAAGGGACCGGACATGGCCCCACAATACCATTTCCCCCGAAGGGGCGTCTATCGGAAGGGGTTGAAGTCCGTGGCGGCCATATTCCTAGGGGCCGCCGGGTTCGCGAACGGGTTCCATTCCTGCCGCACGGCATTGTGGTTCACAGCCCCGCTCCGCTGCTTCGGCGTCACGTTGTCCGCAAACGTCAACACGAAAGCGTCCGCCTCGTCCGGCGAGTACCCCAGCCGGTCCCTGATCTGGTCCTTTTCCTCGATCTGGATGCGGTCGCCCTTGTGGAAATACTGGGTCTTGCTCATGGCCTCGAGCAATTCCTTCGCGCCCTCTGTGCTTTCCTCCGGAAGGGCCCCTCCTTGCCTAATCCACGCCGCGGCCCGCCAGTACATCTCCGCCCGTCGGTTCACGAACTGGTCGTCGGAGGATGCCTTGGTATTGAACCCCACGCCGACAGGTTGCTTGCCAAGAACCCGCAGTTGGTCCGCCCATGTGAAGCCCCAGCCGCCGGTCGCATCAATGAAGGCGGCGTCGGCTCCAAATTCCTCCCACACGCCATTGCAAATCGAGGCGCCGATGATTCCGTCAGGCACGCCACGGAAGCGGCGAAGCGGGAAACACTGAATACCTTGACGAGGACAAATGACGGAGGCGTCCAATCCTTGTCGCGCAACGTCCACCCCGAGCACCTTCGCCACCGCACCTATCTCGTGAATCCGATAGTAGCGCTTCATCGCGGCGCGAACTTCTTCTTCAGAAATCAGGGTATTGATGGACCCAGGGGGGAATTTCCCAAACACATTCACCTGGACCCATGCGTTGTCACGTCCGTACTTACGGATTTGATCGCGCGCCCACTCAACACTTACACGCGGTGAACGCTTGGGATCATCAGGATCGCCAGTAATCTCAAACACGCGCCACGCGCCGCCATTTTCCATGCGGTCTCGGTGGGCGGCGTATAAAGGGCCGTCGAGATTAGTCGGATTGCCAGCTTGAAGAATGTGGCCTTCAGTGCAGGACGACAACGCAGCTTCGGCGGCGACCATGACCGATTGGGGAATGCCGCCGCTCTCGTCGAGCACGAACATGATGTAGGGACTGTGGAGTCCCGCCAGCGTGTCGGCTTGTGATTGCGCGTTGCCGGTCTTCGGCCACGTCCGCGCCGACATGAAGTGCAGGTCCTTGTGACCTTTCCTAAAAATACGCTCCGACGTAATCTCGAATGTAGCCTGCAGCAGTTTACTTTTCGCCCTCCAGGCGGCCATCTCCTTCCAAAGTCCGTCATACAGATTATCGCCGCTGATAGAGGTGGCCGCGATGTTGGGGTTAGGTCTGGTAAGGAGAAAATTCCAGCAGAGCCACGCGAGCACGCACGTCTTCCCGGGCCCTTTGCAAGCCAACATCGCAAGCTGCGGCGACGACGGGAAAATTTCGAGGACGTCGACCTGCCAGGGATCGGGCTCCACCCCGAACAATTCCCTCACCATCACCGCCGGATTTGTTCTCCAACGATCCAGCGCGTCTACCAACTGCTTGTTTGCTTTGCTCACGCAGCCCTCGCGAACTCGCCGAAATGTTTTTCGGAGCCGACGATCACGGCAAAGTGAGCAGCGGCGGGGCAATCATAGCGTCCCAAGCTGATCAGTCTCCGGTTCACTGTAATCGAGGCCTTCCATTTGCCGGTATAAGTCTCCTTGAAAACGCCCTTGAAACCGCTCCTGTTGTTTTTCTTCTTCGTGCCATTGGCACCATTCTGGGATTTCGTGGCGAGCCTCAAATTAGACCAGCGGTTGTTGCGGCGATCCATATCTCGATGATCGATCAGCGTCGGCGGCCACTCGCCCGTCATGTAGAGCCAAGCAAGCCGATGTGTTTGATACGAAACGCCGTCGACAATGAAAGGAACGTACCTGTTCTCCTTCTTGGGTTGCGGAACCGGGCCCATTCTGGTGCCCAGCCGGCGCAACACTCCGGTGTCCGGATCGTAATGCACGACCTGCTTCAGGCGCTCGAAAGTAAGGCTACTTTGCTTGCTCACGCTTCTCCGCCTCCCGC